TTGGACTCTGCTGAGATTTCTTTTACGGCTTCTGTTTTACCAAGCTGATAAAAATGATTTGCTATGCTATCAGCGTTTTTTGCGGCAAATAATGCTTTATGATAACCGTACCCGTCTTTAAGAGTGTTAGTTTCGTCCAGGTAACTACCTAAAACGTTCATTACATTACTTTGAGTATCTTTAATTTTATCTACATCTTTTAGTTTAAACCTATATTTTTTATCTTCAATGTTGAAATCAAAACCTTTGAATTCTTGATTAAAAACTTCATTTGTTTTTTGTTTAAACGTATTTGTCGCTTTTTCTTGTTGGTGAGCAATTTCTTGTTGCTCAGTATTGTATCTATTAAAAAAGTTAACAGCTTTTTGTTGCTCTGTACTTAAAGCCCCTGTAGTTTTAACTTCTTTATAGTATTTTTCTTTTTGACCTTCTAAATGATTTTTAGCATTTGCTAATTCTTCTTTAAAAGCTAATTGCTTTCTTTTTATTTCAGTAGGATCATCTAATTCTTCATTAAAAGAAAAATTATCTTCAATTAAAAAATTTATTTCCTCAGCATCTAAATGAGGTTTTGTATTATCATAATATTCTTTAAGAAGATTATTTTCGTCTAGTTCAGAATAATTTTTATTTAATTTAATATAATCTTCCATAGAGCCTCCAGTTTCATTCATAAAATTAACCAGGTCTGTTACTCCGTCTGGTATATTTAATTCAGGTTGAACTTCTTTTTTTTTCTGCTCAACAGGCTCTTCTTTTTTTATTTCAGATTTTGGGTTTTCTTCTTGTAAAACCTCTTCAATTATCGTTTCTTCTTTTTCTTTGCTTTGTTCGGTAGACTTTTTAGGCTGCGTTTCGTTTTTTTCTTGAACTTCTTCGCTAGCGCTGGATTCGTCGCGTACAAGAACCTCATCTGTGCTTTGCTCTTGAATGGCATCTTTTTCTTCTTTAGGTTTTCTTAAATCTACTTTGGTAACCGTATCGGTTCCAGTATCAAGTCCCATTTTTTTTAGAACTTTAGTTTCTTTTTCAGCTGTAGATGGATTTTCATCTTCTACAACTTTTGCTTTTATTTCTTCTGACATAATATAATATAATTGTTTTTATTCTTTTTATAAAGGTAAGAATAATTAACCTTATGCTCCTTGATATGCAACTATAGTCCCAGAGTTTACATCAATTTCAGTCCAACGGCCATAAATTGTTACTCCTTTTGGAAAGGTTACGCTGTCTACTACAAGGCCTGCTGCTCCAGCCCCAATGCCTTCTGTATTAACATAAGTTGTTGCGCTTTCTGCAACTAACCCGCTTGCGCTATCAAAAACCGTGTCAGTTAACATTGTTATTGCTACCCATACGTTTCCAGAAGTAGGTGTTATTGCTGCTGAACTTGCTGTTGTATATGCTGAACCGTTTATACTACCAGTCCAATCGTTTTTTACTACTTTACCCATTTTTTTTTATTTAGTTATTATTTTGGTTCAAATTGTTCTAAACCAAATCCTCCTAAAGTATCAAACCCTGCAGATTCAAAGTTTTTTGGCGGTTTATTATTTTTTCTTTGGTCTATTAATTCAGACTGTTGTGATGCCTGTAATTTTGTTCTATCGTCTTTTCTATCTTCACGATACTTATCTTTATCATTAATCACTTGTAAATCCATTTCTTTAAGCTTTACGTTTAATTGAAATTCATGCAACATAAGTTCTTTCTTAATAGCAGCTTCTCTTTCTAATTTTTTTATATCAAACTCTGTCTGAGCTTGACTCATTTTTACTTTACTTTCTGTAACAACTTGATTTTTCTGAATATCTGCCGCTGCAGCTGCTTCAGCTGATTTTGCGTTTGCTTCAGATTGTAACTCAATGTTTCTAGCAGAGATAGCTTGGTCTTGTTCAATTTTTTTTCTTCTTCTTAATTTTAATAATTGATTTGCAAGTTTTAAATTTTTAACTTCTCTAATATCAATAGCATCCTCAAGCGTTATTTGCTCTTTTGCTAAAGTCATTTGAATATTATTTTCTAATATAGCTTTTTCTTCATCATCGGGAGCTAATTCTAAATATATTCCAAAATCATGTAAATATAAATCCTTTACTTCTTTTAAGTTAGCCACATTAAATCTTCCTAAAGAATTTATAAAACTATTATTCATATTTGCATATTCTAATACATCTGAAACTCTTAAGCTTATACATTCTGCTGTTTTTAAAGTAAGATATAATCCAGCTTGTAGTATATGACGTGTAGCAGTATTAGAGTTAGCTGCAGCAATTTTTTGTAATCCTACTAAAGAATTTTTATCAGGGAGCGACCCATCTCTTGCTTCATTTAACCCTGTAACATCTCGCATGTTTTGCAAATAATAATTATATGCTGTAATCAAAGCAGAAATTTTTCCTCCTCCACTTCCGCTTTGTAATTCTTGTATAGGCACTCTCCCATTATTAAATTCTCCATCTTGCGTCATTGATCTTCCAATAACAGAACCTGTTTGAAAAAACATATTTAAAGCTTCTTGAGGATTATAATTTGTTCCATTACCTAAGTCTACTTCTGCTATTCCATCAGCATCTAAAAACACCCCGTCAGGAACCATTCTTGCTAATACTTGTTGTAACTTTAAATGTGTAAGCTGTATCATATCTGCAAATGTTGTCATTCTGCTTACTAAAGATTCTAATCTTCCTTTATACATTCTAGGTGCTACTATATTATATGACATATGCACTTTGGTAGTGTCTGATTTTGGTCTTGTCATATTTTCAGACATTTTCCATTCTATTACATTTTCACTCCCAATAATTTTTGCTCCACTATATAATACTTCAATAGCTCTATCTACTTTTTCAAATCTTGATCTTTGATCTGCAGGAGGATTAAAAGTATCATCTTTTTTTATTGCTTTTTTACCACCCGAAGCAGTTTCTTTAATTTTATAAGTTTGATTTCTGTATGTTTTGTATTCAAAATATAAAATATACACATAACCATCATCATCTCCATCTAAAGCTCCGTATGATTTATTATACAATAAAGCTCCCGATCCTAATCCGTTGTCTTCTATGTTTTTTATTTCTTCATCTGTTATGTGAGGAAATTGTTTTTTAAGCTCAACTATACTTAATTTTTTTATTTCACCTACATAATATAAATCATCAAAATAAGGAGACTCTGTAAATGAATAAACTATATCCGCGGGGTCTACATAGTTAATAACAATACCGTCAGATTTATTAAAACTATTTTTTACACAGCCCATGCCAAGCACAGCTATATCATAATCTAATCTTTTTTTAATTAATTCATAATCATTTTTATCAAAAACATTATTAACAGCTTCTTCTTGTGCAATTTCTATTCCTTGTTTATAATCTAATTGCATGTGCACGTTTAATTCTGACTCATCTATTGGAAGAGTTTTTTGGTTAGTTTTATAAATATCTATGCCAAATGTTTGGTTTACTTGATTTTTATAATTTTGAGTTCTCATGTCTTCTAATATACTATCCATATATTCAGAACGATTTTTAACAGAACTTGGATCTTGCGAATAAGCATTTAAGTCATATGTTCTTTCGCTAATACCATTTACTACTATATCTACAAACTTTGGAATGATTGGTACAGGTTTCCAATCTAAATTTAAATAAGATAAATCTCCATTAATTGATAATTCATCTTTATACTTTTGTATTGATTGCTCTCCTCTTGCGTATAATCTTAATCTATGAAAATTTTCACGATTAGACTGATACCTTGAAGTACCAGAATCTTTTTTAAACCATTCCGATTCGATAGCTCTTCCAATTTTCTTACCATACTCTATGCTAGCTTTTTCTGTGTCAGATACTGACATACTTGGGAATAATCCTGTTGGGTGTGACTTTGCCATTTATTTTAATATTTTTGAAAAATTTCCTTGATTATTGTATTTTTTAAATTCAAATTCTAATTTTTTTGTTGTTTTAACTACAGCAGGAGCATACATATTTTTATTACATGCCATTATTGCAAGCCCTGAACTTATTGCTGCATCAAATTTTGTTCTTTTATTTATATCAAACAAAGCCCAATCATTTAATGTACGGTCAAAATAAAGATCTCCATAGTTGTTGTCTTCTTTTAATCCTACATGCTTATCTATATATGATTCAATAGCTGCTGCATGTGCTTGCCTAATATCTTCAGAAGAGTTTGGAATTCCACCTACTTCTTTTTCTGTTACAGATAGTTTATTATAACTTTTATCTGGTCTATTCATAGAATACCCTCTATACCCTCTTCTTTTTAAATAATATAAAAGCCTTGGCTTATTGTTTTCTGCAAGTAAGGGCATTCCATAAAACACTAATGCCATTAATACATCTTCAAAAAA